TTCGACACCCAGTTGTCGGTGGGCGGGAACCTGTACGGGCCGTGCTTGCCGTGGCTTTCTCGAGGCCCGTGGCGCGTGACGAATACCATGGAGGTGCCGACGCTCGAGGTCTACCTCCAAGACAATCGCCTTACGTCGTTCAGCACTGGCGGGTTCGGCGGCGGCGCGGCGAACATCAAGGGGCAGATACAGAACGGCCTGCTCGACGGCGCTGCGTTCACGCTGTCTCGCGTGTTCATGCCGACCGCAGGCGACACCACGACCTACGGCACGGTCGATCTGTTCTTTGGCGTCGTGGGGCAAATCAACATTCTCGGCGGCAAGTGCACCATCAAGATCAAGGGCAAGAACAACCTGCTGGCGTCGATGGCGCCGCGCGACGTCTATCAGCCTTCGTGCCGCCACACGTTCTGCGATTCGGGGTGCGGGCTTTCGCCTGTGCCGTTCACCGCGAATCACACGGTGCAGGCGAGCCCTTCGCCGACTCCGTCTGTCTTCGGCTGGACCGGCGGCGGCACCTTCGCTCTCGCTAAGGGCGGCACGGTGACGTTTATCGGCGGCGTACTGCAGGGCGAGACCCGCGGCGTAATCGACGCGACGGCCACGGCGCTCACGTTCACGATACCGTTCACGCAAGCGCCCGGCATCGGGGACACGTTCTCGTTGTTCCAGGCGTGCGACAAGACGCTCAACACTTGCAATGTGACATTCTCCAACTTGATCAACTACGGAGGTTTCCCGTACATCCCTCCGCCGGCATCGACGGCCGTAGGCCAGTAGCATGGGCTACTCCCAAGGCTCCGTCTTCGACTGGGACCCGAACTATGCGGCGACCGTCGCGAACAACGGGACGCCTAGCTACACGGGCGTCACGCTCCACACGAGCTCTCAGGCGCTCCCCATCGTCATCATGTGGGGCACCCGGCGCGTATCGCCAAATCTGATTTGGGCATCGTCGATTGTGACGGACGCGAGCGGCCAGCATCCGGCGAGTTTTGCCGCGCAGCCGCAGGATACGTTCTTCAACCCGTTCGTAGATACAGACTTCGTCGCTGGCGGTACGCGGTACCGTGGCGCAGTCGTCCTGACAGGCTTTGGTGGCGGGTTCGGTAATCAGTACTACGGTAATCAGGACCCCAACACGGCCGGATGCCGCACTTGGGTGCCCATGATCTGGGCGCTCTGCCAAGGCCCGATTGACCTGGTGACTCGGATTTGGAACGGCGGCGGACAAGGCGCTACCCTCTGGTACAACCGCGACGGTACGACGACGGGATCATTGATTCTCGAGACGTCGACGAACGCCGGCTATATGGACAATTCCAACATATCGCCGTACATCATTGGCTACAAGTTCACGGTTGGCGATTCGGCGCAGACGGCCTGGAACCTATTCAGCGCGCATCCGGGGCTATATCCGAACCAGAACCTCAACTACCGGAACATCGCGCTAATCACAAGCCCGCTCGTGGACACGGGGCTCAATTACACCATCCCTCAGCAAGCCTACGAAGTCATTAGGACGCCGACACACGCCTACCGGCTAGCCGATTCGTACGGCCTCGGATACGACTACTCGTTTGCGGACATCATCCCGGACCTGCTGACGAATCCGAATTACGGCATGGGCCTCGTCTCCGCTGACATCGACAGCACGAGCCTCGGACTGTTCCTGCAGTACGTGATAGCGCAAGGCCTATTCTTCTCGCCGCTGCTCGACGCGCAAGCGTCGGCCGTCGACATTCTCGACCGCTTCGCGTCCGAGTCGAACTCGTGGATATTCTGGAGTGGCACGGCCTTCTACTTCGTCCCGCTTGGCGACGAGAGCATCACCGCGAACGGGCAGACGTACACGCCCGACACGACGCCGGTCTACTCGCTCTCGTATGCCGACTTTGGAGGCCAGGGCATAACCGTTCAGCGTGCGGAACCGGCCGACTGCTTCAACCGTCTGCGGCTCGAGTTCAAAGACCGCAGTAACGACTACGGCACGAGCATCGTCGAGTGGAAGGACACGACGCTCATCAATCTCTACGGCCTTCGCGACGCGTCGAGCTTTTCGGCCGATGACATTTGCGACGTCGCGGTCGCGGCCATGGTCGTCGAGCTGATGGGCAAGCGGATGGCGTACATCCGAAACACCTACAGTTTCACGCTCAGCTACAAATACATCCGCATCCTGCCCGGCACGATGCTGCAGCTGACGGACCCGCAGCTCGGGCTAAACGCGAAACAGGTACGCGTGCGGTCAATCGAAGAGGACGACGCGGGCAACCTCGCCGTCGTCGCCGAGGAATACCCAGGAACGCTAGGCATCTCGCGCGCGCTGGCGTCGCAGGCGTGGGCGCAGACCGGCGGCACGCAGAGCGGTAATCAGATCGGAACGGGCACGGCGACCGGCGGCAACCCGACGCCGACCAGCGGCGGCACGCTCGTTATGGATTACACGATGACGCTCGTCCTCTTCGTGGCCGGCGACGTCATCACCTTGCCGCCTACGATGGTGGTCGGGCGCAATTACGTCTTCGTACACGACCAGCAGCGCTCGCCGCAGCCGGCGAAGCCGCTACTCGAGAACAACCCGGCGACGTGGAATCGCCCGAGCGGGCCGACCTGGACGATCGCCAACCCGAACGACGGGACGCTGACTCCTGGGACAACATTCAAAATCAAGAGTCCATCCGGGCTCTCATTCGCCCTCGTACTCTGTCAGGACGCAATCGTCAGATGCCTTGGATCATTCTAGTAATCATCTCGCTACTTCTCGCGTGCTCGCGCCCTGTCGCCGAGCCAGACGCGGGCGCTAGGCCGTCGGCGCCTACCGTCCACGACCTCGGCCCGTTGCCACGGCTCGCGCCGTTGCCCCCATCGCGGCCGGCCTTCGTTGTCGACACGCCGGACGCCGGCATGTCGAAGGTCAAGCGACCCGCCGGCGCTGGCGCGGCCGACCCGAAGGTCACCGCGTGCATCGCCAAGAGCTCAGGCAAGTGGGCTAACGTTCTCGCGTGCCTCACGGGCGCCGTAGGGCCGGCCGTAGCGGGCGACGCTGGTGCGCCAAGCAAACACGTCTTCGGCTCGGTTCGGCCGACGCCGTTCAATCCCGCGTGGACCATTCCGCATTGGTACTACGACGCGGCGAACGTTTCGACCACGGCCAGCGACGACAACGACTGCGTCAGCAACGTCACGGCGTGCCGTACGGGCGCAGAGATTGTCGCGCGGTGGCAAACGCTCGAGCCGATACTCCGCCAAGACACAACGATCACGTCGCTCAGCGCGGACGGCTACAACCCGGCGACCGGGCAGATGACGATATCGCCGCATGTGCAGAACGGCGCGCAGTTCCTGTTCGAGGGTACGCTGACGACGGTCCAAAGCGGCACGCTTGCCGGGCGCGTCGCCAAGAACACCTCGACCGGCCAGGTGCTCACGTTCACGCTCGGCGCCGGGCTGACCACGCCGGCACTCGTCACCGACACGAACAGCGGATCGACGGCTTGGCTGGTCGACAACGTCTCCGGAAACAACTGGACGATATCGCAGCCGTACTTCATCCAGACGGTCCCCTACGGCGGCGCGTCGGAAGCGAACAACTGGACCAACGGCGATTCGTACACGGTGCAGACCGTGCCGATTGTGAACGTCCGGTGGTGGAAGCCTTCGTGGGAAGACCTTATCGATACGCCGGACACGCGCCCGATGCTGCGGAACGTCGCGCTCGCGGCCGGCCTCACGCCGAACTTGACCGACGAGGCCCCGACTAAGATTGACCTGGACGGCTCCGTGCTGGTCAACGTGGCCATGATTGGGAGCGGGTCCGTTCAGCAAACCGAGTGCACGCACGGCTCGCGGTGCGGCGGCGTCCTGTACAACTACTTCACGGAGGGGGCGAGCTCGCGGCACACCATCATGGGGCTGGCGGGCGGGTCGAGCTCGTCCAAGTCGCTGCAGATTTACGGCGGCGTTTTCGACGATGCGCAGTTCCTCAACGTCGGACTAAACGGCGCGCTCATCAAACGGACGGCACTCCTGCGAGGCACTACCGTTTACGACGACGTCGACCTATACGACACGTCTTCGCTGTTCTTGCTGCAGGAGAACTCCTACGCGATCCCTCTCCAGAGCACCTCGGCACTATGGGGCCACGGGACGCCTGAGATCAACTCCGGCTCAACGCTCGAGTACAACGCGCCCGCGTCGACGCACCTCCTTCACACCGGCGGATATTACCTCGACGACTTTTTCCAGATAGGGAATGCGTTCGACAACAATTTCAACCCGGGGCAGTGGCATACCGGCATCAGCCTTACCAACGCGAACCTCGACTCGAGCATCGCCTCCGGCGGCTTCGGCGGGCAGGCGATCGGCTGGCAATTGTCGATGATTACGTCGAGGCCGTCGCCAAACCTGACGCCGTCGACCTACCTCACGCCGGTGGCAAACGGCGGCACGGCGACGGGCGTTTGCGGCGCTGGCAACTGGGTGCAGGGCGGCAATCCGTTCACATGCACGAACATCCCCCTGTACGCGGTACCCGTGTCGCAGGGGACGTCGGCGACGAGCTACGCGGCGCCTGGTACGGCGAACTGGCCTCTGCTGAGCACAGGTCCGAGCACGAACCCGGTCTTTGCGCAGTTGCCTTACTCGGCGCTGTCCGGGGCTCCGCTCATTCCTGGCATCCTGTCGGGCTCCGGCATCAACGTTACGTTTTCGACCCCCAACTACACGATCGCGATTGCGGCGCCGATCTCAGTCGCTAACGGCGGCACGGGCGACACGAGCCTGACGACGACCGCGGTACTCCTCGGCGAGGGAACGAGCGCGGTGGGATTCGCCGTTCCGGGTACCGCGCGATGGCCGCTCGTGAGCACGGGCGTCGGCAATCAGCCGGCGTTCTCGCAGCTCCAGGTCGCCGACCTAGGAAGCCTTCCGGTCACTGTCGGACAGGGCGGCACGGGGGACACGACGCTCACGACCAACGGTGTCCTTTACGGACAAGGCACAAGCGCCGTCGCGACGCTGCATTGTACGGACAGCCAAATCCCCGAGTGGTTTTCCGGCGGCTTCGCGTGCTCGGCGACCGCCACCGCTCACGGCGTGTTCGTCTCCGAGGGCAACAGCGCGGCGCTGGGCACGACGACGGCGGGGAGTTCTGGCCAGGTGCTCACGAGCAACGGCGCGAGCTCCGACCCGACGTGGCAGACGGCCCCCGTGTCGAGCGTTTCGGCTTCGGGCGCCGGGCTCACGTGCTCGCCGACGACGGGCGCCGTCGTGTGCTCGAACACGGGTGTCACCTCCGCCGTCGCCGGTACCGGCATCAGCGTTTCCGGCGCAACCGGAGCTGTCACCATCACCAACTCGCTACCGTTCACACCGGGCGCCGACCTTGCCGGCTCGACCTCGACCAATCAGTGGGTCCAAAGCATTTCGGGCAATGCGGGCGCGGGCGGCACGGTCAACATCGGCGGGAGCGCCGGCACGATACTCTCGTGGAAGGCGGCGCAGACGAACGCCGAGATCACCCAAGACACTCCGGTTAGCGACGTGGCGACGCACACGATGACGATCCAGTCGCAAGCCGCCGAAGCCGCGGCGGCCACCAATCGCACGGGCGCGGACCTAAACCTCACCGCCGGGGCGGGCGCGACGACGAACGGCACGGGCGGCAACATCAACCTCAGCGTAAGTGCCCCGACGGGGACCGGCACGCGGTCGGCCGCGACCGTCTTCGAGCAGGGCGTGCCGGCCGTCAAGTTCCAGAACCTCGCATCGGTCATTGGCACGGGCGGCTGGGCCGAATGGCTCGGGACCGCCGCGGCGCCGTCGAGCTCGAACTTCGCCATGGGCGGGGACAACAGCACGAACCTCAGCATCAACGCTCCGCAGACGTCGAGCACGCTGTACATGACGATCGGCGGCGCGACGCCGGGCGAAGTCTCGATGATCTCGACGGGCACCGAGTTTTTCGGCACGTCGCAGCAGTTCGGCGGCGGCTCGCAGGTGATTGGGCTTGCGAACGCCACGACGACGCCGACGACGAATCCGAGCGGCGGAGGCGTCCTCTACGAGAGCGGCGGCGCGTTCGAGCATCGCGGCGCCGGCGGCGCCGACGAGCAAACGGCAGGCGCGGGCGAGGGCAGCATCAACACGCAGCTCGGGCGCCGTCGACGTCGGGTCTGCTTCCTTCGCACGACGAACTCGACGCTAGCGACCATGTGCACGTACACGATGCCTGCGAGCGGACACACCGTGCTGCTCGAGATTCACTCCGTCACGACCAATCAGACCACGATCGCGAACTCTGGATCCGTATTCCAGTTCTGTCAATTCTCGACGAACGGCACGACGGCGACTCTAGTCGGAACGTCCAATCAGGTTACAGCAACGAACTCGGCCGTCGCTTCTTTGTCGTGCACTCCGTCAGGGAACACCGTGCAGATACAGGTCCAGGGGCCTAGCGCCACGGCGGACAGCACGGCCTTCGTGGACATCTACGAGAACTAGAGCTCGAGACCGAGTCGCCCTTTGACACCGTCGTGCCAGGTCGTCGCGTCGGCCAGGCATTCGATCTTGAATCCGCACGCGCGGGCACGCATGAAAAATGCCTCGTCCTCCCCTATGGCTCGGCGGAATCCGTCGACCGTCTCGACGCCGTGCGCGAACAGGTGGACGCGCGGCAGGCCGGCGCGATTCAGGTATCCGAGCTTCGGGCCGAGCCATGGCGAACGATACCGGCGCGACATGAACTCGATTACCTCGCGGCGCATGAGACAGCACCCGAGCCCGTCCGACTCTATCTCGATAATGCGCTCGCCGCTCGATAGGCGACGCTCCGGAGAGAAGCTCAGGTCGCGGCCGTCGAGCGATTGCGCGGCCCAATCGTACGGCGGCTTTCGGCGGCGGTACGCGCACGTGATAATCGACGCGTTGGCACGAAGCATCGTCTCGACGGTCGCCGGGGGAAACGAGATGTCAGCGTCGATCCAGAGCATGTGCGAATAGGTGCCCGACAAAAAATCGCCGGCCAGTTCGCTCCGAGCATTGCCGACCCAGGGGCACCCCGGAAGCTTGCGCCAGACGCCGCCGTGAATCGCGAGGATGCCGTCCACGGTTTTCCTCGTCGCGGCGGACGGC